GCCGTAAGCTACGCCAAATTTGAAGGTTGAGGCTACACCCTGCTTCGGCATGGAATGTACGGCTTCAATAATCGCGACGTCTGGCGAATATTGGCGAATTAAATCCGCAAGGGCTGGACCGTTCACCTGCCCGTCAACGACCGGCACGTCATAAACCGACACGTCGTTAAATTCTGGGAAGTAAAAGGCAATGGCGCCCGAAATGCCAGGGTCAACACCCATTACGCAAGAATATTTCATGCGACCATCAACCTTTTGCGTTTGTCTAATTCAATGAAATCATTGTGCTTTATCTTTCCCTTAGATAAAATCATGATGTCGTAGCGCCATTTATAAGGGACGTGATCCCGCTGCCGCCACTTCTTGCGGGTAAAATACGGGATGCCGAGCGCTTCCGCCGCCCTTTCAACTTCGTCCCAATCCATCATTTTCTCTCCAAAGCGTCATCAAGCTTATCGGCCAAATGCCGCAACGCGGCGCTAACTGATTTCAAAATCGGTTTGGCATCTTCATTAATTAGGCCGTTTTTGCCCATTTCATGGCCTTCAATTATGCCCTTGACAGCCTTCCGAAGATCCACTTGATAATAATGAGTTGGGTCGCTTATCGTGTAATTGTCGTAATAATAAACATTTAATAAGAACGGGTTAATAACAGCGGGACCGCCAAAACCATCCGTTCCTTTTTCCGTTTTACTAATTTTTGACCACTCAATCGGGAAAAAACAATTGCCCTTCATTTTCTTGGGCTGGCCGTTTTTTGGCGTCAAATCCTTCAATAATCTTTTACGAACGTCGTCTAAATGACGGTTGAGAATCCATTCTATTTCAGCGTAAGTTTTCATTTGATTACCTTTCTCAATCACGAATCAGTTTTTACAAATTGGACAAAACGTCCAAAACTGTCAAGCGGAATAATTTTATTTTAATTGCTTGACGACTCAAAAAGGTCGTGCCTATATCTTCGCCCGACACATAAATTTATTAAGGATTGAGATGAACAACTTTGAAAAGTACGGAATTGAACACCTTTCCCCGTCCTCCTGCAATCTCTTTACGGCTTCGCCGGCGATGTTTGTCCTTCAGAAATGTTTGGGCAAAAAGACGTCTGTTGGTGCTGCGGCTCATCGAGGAAGTGCCGTTGAGCATGGTTTGGCTCATTTTCTAACGACAGGCGATGCCGCTGCTGCGGTTAATTTGGCAAAAACAGAATTTGCCACGTTGACTTCCATGATTGGAGATCCACGACAGGAAAAAGAAGCCGCGTCAATTGCCGATATGGTAACGTTGGGACTTGCTGAAATGCGCGGATATGGCAAGCCGTCATCCATGCAGGGCAAAATCGAGTATAAGGTTGAAGGTCTGGTTGTTCCCTTGATTGGCTATTATGATTTTGAGTTTGAGGATCATGGCGTTTTGATTGATTTAAAAACAACCCATGCTTTGCCGTCCAAGATCTCGACCAATCATGCCAGACAGGTTGCGCTTTATGTTGCCGCCCGTGGTGACAATCTGGACGCACGGATTACTTACGTTACGTCCAAGAAAAGCGCGACGTATCAGCTTGAAAACAAACGCGAGCACGTTCAAGCTTTGGAACGGATCGCCTTAACCATACAGAAATTTATAGGAATTAGCGATGATCCAATGGAATTGGCTTCGCTGGTAGTGCCCGATGTCGATACGTTTTACTTTTCTGATCCGATAACACGGCAGATGGCGTTCGAGATCTGGGGACTTTGATAAGGCAAGGCGCTGGCCAAATAGCGTCATCATTGAAAAAAGGACAATAGACTATGGCACTTGGATCTAATCTCGAAAGCAATTCTGGCGGAGGCAACTTCCTTCCGCTTTGCAAATTTGCTCCACGTTATGGACGCCAGTTTCGCCGTGATCGTGAAAATAATGAAAACGTAGACGTTGATATTACAAAGACGTTTAAAGCTGTAATTGACTTCGAAAACTTGGAAGTCGGGTATATTAACTTTAATACGGGTGGCGCACCGCACTTTGCGATGGCTACTTATGGTGATCCTATGCCAGACAAGCCTTCGCCGGATCATAAGCCTGGCGTTCGGTTTGTGGCGAAGCTTGCTTCGACGTGCGGCGGAGACGTCCGCGAAATGGCTTCGAACGCCAAGGCGTTCTTGGTCGGCGTTGATCAGCTCCACAATGATTACTTGGCGGGTCTTGCCAAGAATGCCGGTCAGCTCCCTGTTGTGGTGTTGGCTGATACAGTTCCGGTCGTGTCGGGTGAGGGGTCCAAGCGCACGACCAATTACAGCCCAGTGTTCGAGATTACCGGCTGGGTAAAACGTCCCGACGATCTGGGTGGCAGCACCCGTGTCGCCGCGACGACTAAGGCTACACCGCCGGCAACGGGCGCGAACAAGGTGTCGGCCCCTTCGAAGAAAGCTCCTGCTGACGACGAAGACTTTGGATAAATAACTTGGGGCGGCTTCGTGCCGCCCCTTCATCATTGGAGATTAAATTGAGATTCCTATTGACCATGAATATGCCGGTTAAAAGCGGCGCACCTATCCATCAAATTATGTGTGAGCATCCAAAAGCTAAAACCGTTGAAGAATTTGTTGCGGTTTTGGGACAAAACGATTTCACGATTGTTGATGAGTACTACAAAGACAACAATTCATCTTTGTATTACAACGCCGGAAAAATTGCGCTTAATTACAGATTTGTCGGTAAAATCAAGGCTGTAGGGGATAATGCAACTTATTTGAGGGACTAAATATGCAAGTTATTAGAGATCGTGAAAAAACACATGGAAATTATCAAACGCAGTCCGGTTTGGCGCAGAAATTTAAAAAGACGTTACGCAGCAGCCCTAATTGGGACAAGCTTAACGAACCGCAAACGGAAGCGCTTGAAGCAATCGCAGTTAAGTTGGCAAGGATTTTGGCCGGAGACGTCAATTGCAAGGATCACTGGCTGGACATCCAAGGCTACGCCTTCTTGGGTGGTGACTTTTCACCCATAGTGCCTGGTATGCCAAAAGCACCGGACTTTACAGCCGAACCTTTTCCGGCAATTATCAACAAGTCGGCGTAACCTCCCTTTGGCGCTGATGAATTGACTTACCCCCTAGCGAAACAGCTAGGGGGACTTTTTAAATAAAATTGTAAAATTATGGAGATTAATAATGACCGTACAGCAACGCATATACCATTACATGAAAAGGCTTGAAGAAGCTTGCGATGAAGCCGCCGTCGAGCGGTTAGAGATGGTTCCTAAACGCCACTACGAAAGTCTTGAAAACTGCGTCCAGCGATGCAGCGACATGATTGAGACGTTGGCAAACAAATTGCCTACAGAAGAAAAAGAATTGCGCAATGATGCTCGGATATATTTGGGGGCTTTGCAAACTTTATTGCATAGCGGAATGATAAGACCTTATCGGACAGTAGATGAGCAAAGGTTGGATAATAGTAAAAAAATGGCTGAGGATTATGAATTGTCACGTCCTAAAAGGAAGAAAAAAATGATTAACTATGAATGGCAACCAATAGAAACAGCTCCCAAAGATGGCACTCGCATTATTGTAAATGACCCAAAAAGAACAACTAAATCTTACAAAACTAAAGTGCTTGTTGTTTTTTGGCATAAAGAAAAAAATGAATGGGTAAGCACGATGAGCAATGATTGGTTTTTTAAACCTACTCATTGGGTAAATTTACCGGAACCACCACAATGACTGACAACACAAATTATGTAACGCCTGAAGAGGCTCAAACAAAATGGTGTCCAATACAAAACCCCCCGCAAGCATGTGTTGGGACAGAGTGCATGGCTTGGCGGTGGAAGCAAATGAAGGATCTTTCTGGAAAAGTTATAAAGAAAACTAGCACGACCCACGGCTATTGCGGAATGGTGCGGTAATGATGAAAATTGTTGAAAAAACAAAATTGGTTGATGTTCCAGAAAAAGGACAATCTATTTTTGAAGAATTAAAAACAAAGTATTCGGGCCAACTGCTTTGGCATTGGGCGGTTTATAAAAATACTTGGTTAAGCAATTTTTCGGATAACACTCTGCTAAATTTCAACCCGCCAAAAGCAATTAATGGCGAAATTCAAGGATTTTTTATCCCGCATAATGGCAAAATTGCCTATCTTATGGAATGGAAAGAACCAAAAAAATGACCAATAAACAAGGAAACAAAATGAGAAAGTGGATGGTGCAGTCATGAAATTGAAAGAAAGACTTACAAGGGTATGCGGAGAAGAAAATTGCAGGGAAGAGTGCAGATGTCAGGATTGTTTCGATAAGCTAGTGGCATGGCGTGAAATTGAGTATATGATCACGGTATTCGAAGAAATATCAAAAGCACAACACAATTCAGATTCAAAAAACTTAGCAAACGAAGTATTGGATAGTTTAAAAAAAACGGGGCAAATATGACTGACTGGCAACCGATTGAAACTGCACCAAAAGATCAATGGATTTTGGC